GTCCTTATATTTTAAAAGGTCTTGTAAAGTTGCTATTCCAAAGGAAGCCTTACGGAACTTAAAATATTTACAGACAAGAACAGGAGAATCACGGATGGACTTGATTAGGCGTGCAATAGGCGCATATACCAAAAAGTATAAGGAGAGATTTAATTTATATTAAGTAAAAATGATTCACAATAACGACCTTTGGCAACAAAGCAAGATTCAAAACCTTGATATTGACCACTCAAGAATAATATTCCTATTTCTGTCTGGGTCACATTTATATGGAACAAGTGGAAAGGGGTCAGACTATGATTGGCGGGGGGTGTGGGTTCCACCAGTTAAAGATTATATCGGATACGAAGAAATAAAAGACATTGTTTTTGGGGAGGACGGGAAACTATACGACCTGAGAAAGTTTATGAAACTGGCATTCGATTGCAACCCGAACATAGTAGAATGGTTATATGCACCAAAAAAAATGGTTGCACATTTAACAAGAGAGGGACACTTGCTTCGTGAAGCACTAAAGGGATTTATAAACCCAGCAAAAGTTAAGGGAAGATATGTTGGGTATGCAGAGACCGAATGGAACAAGGTCAGAAAGATTACAGCTAAATCTGGTGCTAAACGAAAGAATCTCGTTAAGAAATACAGCTACGATGTTAAGTCGGCAAGCAATGTAGTAAGGCTATTAAGCGAGGCACATGAGATAATTGCAGAGGAAACGCTTACTCTTCCGAGACCAGATGCAGATATACTACAAAAAATAAAGAAAGGGAAGTTGACGTTTGGACAGGTAGAGAGCATGGTCAAGTTGCACAGGGACAGGCTAGATAATGCCGTTGCAGTAGACAGGGTACAGGACATAGAAAAATTAGAAGAACTATTAATGCAATTTCTATTAATTACATGACAAATTCGGTAAGAAAAGGGTATAGAAGCCAGCGCAAAACCCATTTATATTTAGAGAAACGTGGATGGGAAGTCTACACCGTTCCCCGTGTTAGGTTCGCAAAAAACCACGATGTATTTCATCTTTTTGACCATTTGGCACATAGACGTGGAAAGTTCAGATTTGTGCAGACAAAGAGTAACAACTGTAGTAAATGGGATAAAGAGAGAATTGCCAGATTTAAGACCCCATCTTGTATAATTAAAGAAGTATTTATCTGGAAGGATTATGCCAGAGAACCAACAATATTAAAATTATGAACGAGAAAGAGAAACAAAAAGAAATAGAGAGAAAGCGGAAAAATGCGCAGATGAAAAAACGCTTTACATTGAAAGCTCCCAATGTCACCAGAAACCTGTCTCTTCCAGAACAGGACGTGTTAAGACGTACCAAGGTCAGAGAACTTAGGCGGATGGGTTACACAAGTCCGAGAGAAATTATGTATGCTTTACAGAAAGGAATAGAAGATAGTCGAGGAAAAATCATAAAGGTGTCATGCACTATTACGGAGATTAAAGACGACCTTGAGTATTTGGTACAAGAAGATTTAACCTCAGACGAATCATTATTATCTAGGCGTGCTGTGTTATTAGACCAGCTTCGTGATTTATACAGGAGGGCACATAGCGAATATCAAGAGGCAAGGGGACCAATGCGAAATACGTTTTTAAATACAACCTTTGCAATTTTAAAATCAATTATAGAAATGGAGGGAGTATTAAACTTCCGTATAGACAACGAAAAAGAAACAGACGAGCAGCAGGTTTCGAGTGTAGCTAAACAATTACAGAAATTATCTAAACATGAAAAACAGCAAATCCTCTCGGTCCTTAGAAAAATCGCTGACGACCGTTCAGAACAAGGAACAGTTGAAGAAGCTGATGTTCTTGGTTGAACACCCAGAATATGAACATGTTCCAGTAACAATGAGGGAATTTCTTAACAACCCCTTCTATACTCCGCCCGAAGACAATAGGCGACCGAATACAGAGAAAATCCTGTGCGAAATTTTTGATACAGGAAATTTTGAGACACTTGGGGATTACGAGGAAGCCTTACTAATAATGGGGATAGGAGCCGGGAAGAGCTTTTTGGCCAGCAAATCAATGCACTATATGGCATATAGACTTCTTTGCCTCAAAAGCCCCCCTGAATATTTTAAGTTCGGAATAGGCACTAGGATTGCCTTTATTAATATCTCGAAATCGTACAGTCAGGCTAAGGACGTTGTGTTTGGCGAGATTAAGAACAGGATAGACAACAGCAAGTGGTTTCAGAAATACTATCCACCAGACCCACGGATTAAATCACTTATAAGGCTACCAAAGGACATTTACATTCTTCCTGTTGGCTCTAATGAAGAGGCCCCGCTTGGATATAATATTTTTGGTGCTGTAATAGATGAAGCATCCTTTCATGTAATTACAAAAGATAAAGACTATGCAGAAGAATCGTACAACCAAATTAAGAAAAGAATCCGTTCGAGATTCTTGTCTAAGGGGAAATTATTTATTATAACGTCGCCAAGATACACATACGACTTTGCAGAAACCAAGTTTACAAAAGATACTTCGCCGACAACATACAAGAGGAGAACACCATTATGGGAGGCCCTCCCGCAGGAATATTTCGGTGGAAAGAAGTTCGACTTAGCAACATACCTCCCTACATACAAGAAGTGGAAAAAAGAACGAAGGATGGTTCCGATAGAGTACGAACAAGAATTTAAACAAAATCCAGAAAAGGCTATGCGGGATTATGGAGCACAACCTTCGCTTGCTATTCAAGGACTTTTTAGAGACCCTGCGGTTGTATCTGGTGCGGCGAATCGTAAAAGAAAACACCCTGTCGACCAAGCAACGGGCGACTTTTACGAATGGTTTCACAATAAGCAGTCGTTACCCGATTATAGTAGTGAACCTAGATATATACACGTTGACCTTGGACTAAATAAAGGGGGGAAGGGGGACTGTGCTGGGATTGCAATGGCACACTTTGATGGATGGCAAGAATACAGGTTGCCAAGTGGATATATCGAGCGCAGACCAAAAATCTTTATAGATTATATGGAACAAATTACGGCAGGACCGAAGGGCGAAATTCTCTTTTCGGACATTCGTAAGAAAATCTATCGGCTTAAAGAAATCGGATACAATATTGCCCTAATAAGTATGGATGGGTGGAACTCAACAGATAGCCTGCAACAATTGCGAGACGCAGGATTCAAAACAGAGCTTCTAAGCGTAGACCGAAATGTCGAACCATACTATACAATGAAGGCCGCAATCCTAGAAGGAAGACTAGACTTTTATCCGTATGATATATTTATTAAAGAGGCACAACAACTAGAAGAGGTAAATGGTAGGAAGATTGACCATCCCGGCGAGGGGTGTTTAACAGCCGAGACAGAGATACGCTTATTAAATGGAACCAAAAAGACGATAAAGGACCTTGCAGATATGGGGGCAGACCATAAGTTCTGGGTATATTCATGTATGCCCAACGGCAAGATTATACCACAACTGGCATATAATGCACGTAAAACAAAAACTGCAAGCCAGATAGTAAGAGTTACACTAGACAATGGGAAGATGTTCCGATGTACAGAAGACCATCGTATTTTATTAAGAAACGGTGAATACAAATCGGCGGGCGAATTGGCTGTGGGTGAGTCGTTAATGCCATTTGACGTACACAATCGTGTATTAAAATATACAAATGGGGGGCGGTCGGAGTATCAGTATGTAAGGGATATGGGCGAATGGGTAGCGACACATCGGCTGGTAAGTGACCGCCGTGGTTTTAGTGTTCGTAATAATAATGAGGTAATACATCACTATGACCTCGATTCGCTAAACAATGTGCCCGACAACCTTATTAGGGTCACACGTAGCGAACATGCAAAAATACATGAAAGGATAACGAAGTTTAGCACTAAACCAGATGCTATACGTAGGCGTATACAAGCATTTAAAAAAACATACCGTAACAGTCCAAGATTACAGAAGATATTTCACGATAATGGAGTACGATGGCAGAAGAATTGCGGCAATGAGGCAAGGCGAAAAAGTAAAATATCATACATTAGGAACAAGGATAAGATTATTGCTAAGCAGAAAGAAACCCTTATTAGGAAGTACGGAAGTGTAGGTGTGGCCAGTCGACATCTGACTGAATACGCCCAATCGGATAAGGGAAGACGGTGTTCACGTGGACGAGCAAAATGGTTAAATGACATATATTGGAAAACCCCGCATGGGGTAAGACAAAGAAAAATATTATCAAGAACACAGCTGTCGAACGCACTGAGAAAAAGGATTGTAGACGAAGACGAAAGGTCTATTACTAAGCTAGGCGATAAGTTTGAGTACATATTGGGTCATAGACACGCTATGTATTTAGCTGGAGGGTATAAAAAAGCGTGGACACGCAGGCTTGGTAGAATGGATTTTGCAAAAAATGCAGAAAGGTTAATAGGGCTAGACACCATCTCAATAGAAAGAAAGACGGGCGCACCTATAGGACTCGTTGAGTGTTGGCTCAAGAATATCAACATGCAGTATGTAATCGGTACAAGCAATCATAAGGTCGCAAAGATTAGCAGGCTAAGTGGGAAATTCGACGTGTATGACATAAGTATATATAATGGATTAGAGTTAAATTTTGGTCTCAGAAGTGGCGTTTTTGTCCACAACTCGAAGGACGTAAGCGATGCAGTTGCTGGGACAACACACTGGTGTTCAAAAAGGATACCAGGGTCTGGGGTGCTCGGTGCATAAATTTGCAAGATTTTGTAAAAAGTGGTAAATTTTATTAAAGCATTTCAATTATTTGTAGATTCTTATGAAACTCCCTCGATTTCTAGTAGACTTCGTATTAGGCTCAGACAATGCCAAGAGAGAAATTAGCAAGATTATCTCAGACAAGATTCAAGAAGAACGAAAAGAATTTGTAAAAGAGACCACAGAAGTAATTAGTACACAGGTCAAGAAGTCGATTCCACCACGAAAGTATGTAACGACAAATACACAGAAGGACTTGTTTGCAGGGGAACAAGCGTCTGGAAAAAACTCCAACGTACTATGGACAGTCTACTCAGACTCCCCAGGGTCAGTTCAGAGCGCAAACAGAATGATTGATGCAGTAATGGGAGGCGGCTATGTTTTAGAAAAAGAAGTCGGAGCAGGAAGAAGTGCAACCGCTAAAGACCTTAAAAGACTTATCAAGTTTTTA